CGAACCGACAACGCGCTGGTCTTGTCCAGCAAGGCGGAATTCGGAAGCGGCAATCGCGGGGGTCTTTTGAGAGATGACGTGTTTCATGAGAAATCCTATTGAAGTGTGACAAGGCAGGGGCGATAACCCCTGCTTCAAGATGTTTCAGGCCAAGATCACAGCGAGTTGAACTGGATACCCAGGAAAGGATAGTCAGTGGTGGGCACTTGGACAACCACTGCGTCGAAGGCCGCACCGTCACCGGTCTGGTCTTCCACGAGGCCACCAGCTCCAAGCTTCAGGGAGGTTGCGGCCGCGAAGTTCAGCGAGGTATCGAATTCCGACGTGTAGATGATACCCTGATGAGCAACACCGGTGATGCCGAACGAATTGCCAGAGTAGCCACCAGGTTGGACGTCACCGACCAACGAACGAGCTTCAGCGATGGTCAGGGCGTAGCGGTACACCACCTTGATGGTGAGACCAGCAGCACCAACTCCAAGGGCCACGTTCTTGCCAGTCACGCTGGCCACGGCAACAGCAGCGCCAGTGTCAACACGAGTTGCGGAAACGCTGCCAGCCAGAGGAGTTTTGCCCACCACGATGGTGCCCGAACCAGGGGCGACAATGGTTTCGACCTTGGGTGCCGTCGAAGGCATCACGGGAGCAGCGGAGGTCTGAGCCAGCACAAAGCCAGCGAAGATTTCACCAGAAGTGCCGGCGGACGGGGCAACGACTTGTCGGCCGTTTTCCATCTTGTACACCAGTGCTTGGCCGGTTGCAGTGATCAGGGCGCCGAGTGCCAAAGGTTTCTCGGACGAACGGGGGAAGAAGGACAGAGGAGAGTAAATCATGAGTAGCTCCGGAGAAAGAAAGAGTTCAGAGAAAGGGCTTAACCCAGCATCAGAGGAGTGTTGCCTTCCAGAATGGAGATAGCACGCTGATGAGCACCAGCAGTTACTTCCATCTGTCGAGCAGAGCGCGAGCCTGACGCAACGACTGAGTGAGTTGCACGCAAAACAGCGGCAGTAGTCTGGAGGCGTTGCTCCAAATCATTGCTGCTTTCAATTGCATCCGCATCGTCCTCTACAGGGAGAGCATCAGCGGTCGTCATTTCCAAGACAGCAGCTGTTTCCTTGCGGGCGCTCGGGCTCAGGCTGTTGATCGAAGAAGTGACTTCCAGAAGAGTCTTCGTGAAAGGAACGAGGGATTGCGCGAGAACACGAGCGGCGATTCGCTCGGGGTTACGTGCACCCAAGGTTGCGAGTTCTTGGGAGAACGCTGCCAGGAGTAGATTCTCGTGACCTTTCCAACGACCGCGCGACAGACCTGCTGCAGCGATAGCCATGGACTCACTGAGGGCAGAGGCTTTGATGGCTTCTTGCCGTTGGATGGAAGCGGTTGCTTCTTGCACTTTGCGAGCCAGAGTGGACTTGGCGATCACCGGGACTTTGATCATGCTGAAACCAGCTTTGATCAGGCCCTTGCGAAGACCAGCATCCTTGGCCAGAGAGGCAGCTGCCTGATAGAAACCAGGCGTGAACATGATGTCGGCGTTCTTTCCAGCACCTTCGGGTGTCAAGGAAGCAATGGCAACGTGGCCTTTCATAGCCACGACACGACCGGCGACTTCATCGAAAGAAACACCTGCCGTGGTGTCGTCCATTTCGAGAGCATCAACCAGAGGTTCACCATCCGAAGACTCGACCATCTTCATGTCGTCATCGCAGTCTTTTGCCGCGACGAGGTCGTCTTCGTCTTCGTCTTGGGAAGCCACGTACTTGTTGTCAGGCATTTCGTCGGCGTCGGCCAGCTCATCGATGTCACCATCAAAGTCGTCCAGATCGGCGAGTTCGACTTCCAGATCGTCAGACATCTCATCCTCTTTCGGAGGGGCGGCAGCTTCCAGGTAGCTCAGGTCGTCCTCGAGAGTGATCTCTTCGGTGCCTTCGTCATCCTCACTGCCTGCCTTGACGTCATCCTCGTCGTCTTCGTCGTCATTGCCACCATTGTCTGCGTCGGCGAAGGGCCACTCGTCATCGTCATCTTCGTTGTATGGAGGTTCAGATGTCGCTGATGCAGTCGTTTTCGACTTTGCGAAAGGCCACTCGTCCGAGGTAGATTCCACAGATTTCAGAGTGTCCGCAGCTTCTTCGTCAGTGATGTCTTCAGCCATCGGAATCTCAGCCGAGGACTCAACCGCCTTCAGCAGAGAAGCACTCACCAGGCCACCACGATACAGAGCAACTCGTGCTTTGTTGTGGCTGTCAACCACGATCAATGGGGTCACCTTGGGGTCGGTGTTGGAACCAGCAGCTGCCGCAGCTTCACGCAGACGGAACGTGTGAGCTTGTTTGGAGCTCACCGGCTCAGCATCCGCGTTCAGGAACTTCATGCGGTTGAGCTCTTCTGGGGACACGTATGTCACGAGAGCACGACGGTTCGGCAGCATCAGGATGACCGAACCTTCGTATTTCATGGCGACTGCTTGAGCACGTGCCAGGGAGAACTGCGAGGCTTTCGAGTAGGAAGTCGATTCCCCTTCAGCGTTCAGGAAGTGCTGGAGCTTCGCGGCAGTGACCGCGTGTTCCATGCTGGCTTTCACCAAACCACCACGATACAGCAGCACCTTCACGGCGTTCTGTCCCTCAACGATCAGGAGAGGCGTGAACTTGGGGTCGGTGTTGGAGCCCGCAGCAGCAACAGCTTGGCGCAGCTTGAACGTGTGAGCCTGTGCATGCCGCACAGGATTGCCCTGAGCATCCATGTACTTCATGCGATCCTTCTCTGCAGGCGTCAAGTAGGCCACGAGAGCACGATTGTTGGGCAACAGCATGATGGCTGCGCCTTCGTACTTCATAGCAATAGCCTGAGCCTTGGTGAAAGAGAACTGACTGGCACCGGAATAAGTCGTGGACTTACCGTCGGAGGTCAGGAAGTGTTGCAGCTTGGCTGCAGTCACGTCAGACGACGATTCGATTTTCTTCGCTACTGCCGAGTAGTCATTGTGGTGACCACAGACAGAGCAGTGAACTTTGTGAGCGGAGGCAGTTACCACGCTCGTCTCCATGAGACTGACGGATTTGCAGGACGAGCACTCGACTGCAGTCAGCGTGGAAGGATTTACATCACTTATCTTCACGCTTGCCTGAACAGAATGAGTGCCGGTACCGCATACCGTACAAGAGGGGGCTGCACCAGCAGAAGCCACTATTTTGGTGTCACAGTGGCCGCAGGCAAACACAGCTTTGTTGGCAGAAAGAAGCGACGCAGTCACGGAGCTGAGTTCATCCTTGCTCTCCAGAGGATGAACAAAGACAACTCCAGACGTGGCAGACGCCTTTACTTCCCGCGCAACCTTTCGAGCTTCGATTTTGGTTGGCATGTAGGAATTCTCCAAAAGAGAGAAGGCATTAAAAATCAGCAGATGTCCTCCAGGGCTCACATACTATCAACTTTTCTCCAGTGGGTTTGGATATTATTTAAGGTATATGTAGGAACCACAACCGCCGCGAAATTAAAGTGGGGCTTTTAATGAGAAAGTCCATAAAAAAGCCCCTGGTACCGCAAAGGGCGCCAGGGGCTCTGTCACTATCTTAAAGGAAAGGATATCTCCTTATCTGCGTGATGAAAACCATCTTTTCCGTAAGAACCAACGTGGTATATGGTGTCGTTTCTGGTATCTATCCTGAATACGACCGAACCAGTGGTTTTTGGTACCTGAGAAAACCAGCATTTATCCAAACAGAAGATTCCGTTATCGTCAGGTTGGTCTGACGTACAACTCATCTTTGATCTTATATGCTTTGCCACCAACTTCTTCCTAGGAGCAAGAAGATGCTTTGGGGCAGAGAAAAAGTAATACGGAGAGATAGAAGGTTCTCTCGAAAACTTTTTGGTCCTTGGTGGAGGTTTACGCCTTTTGTACATGATCAACGATCCTGATTCACGTACTCTCTGGTGGGGTTGGACGCATCTTCAAACAGAAGAGTGCCGTCTTCGTTGAAGATGGGTTGCCCCGAGGCGATAGCCTGTTTGTAAGACCGCAGGAACTCCTCGTACTCTTTTTTCAAGACATGCACCAAAGCAATTGCGTTGTCGATTTCCTCATCGTCTTGCCACAGGCATATGAGCTGAAACACCTCGTTCAAACGAGACAGTAGTGCAGCTGTCGGTGCTCTCAGGTCTTGAGAGCGGAAGAAGTAGAGAGACTGGTTCATCTTGAAGTCCAACTCTGGACCAGACTTCGGAGGGTACACCTTTCGTAGGATGTGGTTGTCCTTGAGCTTGTGCAGGTAAGTCAAAGCTTTGTTCAAGTCCTGAATACCGTTCTTCTTGAAGACACGGACAATGTACTTGGTGGCGTTGCTCTCACTCCACGAAGTCTTGACGTCTTCTACGTAGTCCCAATGCTGGTAGGTGGATTTGTAGTGATCACCGCCAACTTGTTGGATTTCAGATTTGTCTTGGGGAGTAGGTTGATTTGTGCTCATGGTCTCATACCGTTTCAGGTTGTTGAATGTTCAATGCTTTCAATGGGTCTTTCTCAGGGGGAATAGGACGAAGCCAGGACTCCAAGTAGTCTTGATGACCCGGAGCGATGGGTCGATGTATCCTGGAATAGCTGGGTCGCTCTCCGTACTCATTCTTGGCTTCCCAGACTGGACCATAGGTCTCGTAGTTGCCAATGAATCGAGTTACTCGAACGAACATACCTAGGTTAGGACTGTTCTTTCCCTCCAGTCCGTTCACAACCTCACACAGAACACCGGGACCAACTTTGATATTTTCCATATAATTATCCGTAGACGACAAGTTTGTTTTGAGCACGAGTCTCTGCAACATACAAGCAACGGAAGGACTCGGCCTTCTCTGGGTTAGAGAGAATATCCGTGGCGTGCATGTACACAGTAGGAAACTGAGAACCTTGAGATCGGTGGGAAGTCAAGGACGTAGATGGTCTCAGTTTCAGGAAAGACTGCTTGAACTTCCAGAAGTCTTGCCAAGCAAGTCTTCCTTGGAACCTGCTGTTCTTAGCAGCGTGATGAGCACGAGAAGCTAGCAGAGACAGCACCCCTTGAACAGAGGCTTCTGCTCGCTTGCCTACTGGTACTCGGGCGGAGGAGGTAACGTGCCCGTGAAAACTGATGTTGAGAACAGGGATTTCCACATTACAGGTGGCTTCTTTGAAGACAGACTCCTCAATAGAGTCCAAGGTAATCTCATCCTCAGTGGACCCCATGAGGAGGTCTTTTTCACCAATTGGCATGAAAGGAGAGGCCAGGCAAAAGGTCTCCCCTACGTTGTATTTGTCTGTATACCCAAGAGCTCCCCGTATCTCTTCGTTATATCCGTTTACAACTGAGTTCCTCCATGCTATGAATCGGGCATCCCCTGACTTAAAGGATTCCAGATCGCGTTGGAGTATCTTGCGGAATCTGAACTCCGTGTTACAGACTGTAATTTGGTCTGTCAGCTGGAACTCTTTCAGACGGAAAGGGGATTTGAAGCTCTTGGAGAAAAGCTGATTGCGTATCTCAACGGAGAGGTCTAATAGGGAGCTGTCGTATCTCTTGACTTCTGTCAGGGTGTGGCAAAAACGTGGGTCTTTGACTAGTTTCCACACAGGAGATCGCCTCTCTCCTACTGGGTTCGTTTGAGCGGGGTCTCCTACAAAAAGAATACGGCAACGAGTCTCTGTGCATAATCTGTACAAGAAAGTAAGGTAACTGCGAGACACAGCAGAAGCCTCGTCAATGACGACAACTGTTTTCAAGGGGATCTCAGGCAGCTTGTCAGGCAGCTTGAAGTCCATGTTCTCCTCGTCCATTGAGGCACGTACACCTAAAAGAGATGCGAGAGTTGATACCTCCTCTTCAAGGTATTTAGAAAGCACGTTGGCAGCCTTATGAGTTGGGGCTGCAAACATGATGTTTACGTAGGAGGAGCTGACCATGCCTCGTAGACGAGACATCAAGAAGGACTTACCAGTTCCTGCGTATCCTTTGAGGACGAAAAACATCAGAGGATCGTCTTCGTCATCTCCAGCATCGACAGGAACGAAGTCTGCGTTTATCCATCGGGTCAGCTTTTTCTCTGCCGCCTTCTGACCTTGTGTGAGTTCAAATGTTTCCATGGTGTTTCTTTTGTTTCAACCTCCTGCGAATGTGTCAGGAGAACCTTCAGACACTTGGGTGCAGGTGGGGTCACCCACTCTACCGACCTGACGACCGTTCACATACACGGTGGAAGAACCAGAAACGATAGTCGATGAGTGGCCGGTGCATGGGTCACCTGGCACTAGGTGGGCGGTGTTAGCGTCGCCCTGACGGGATACAGGTCTGCCATTTACAAAGACGTTCCCTGAACCTTGAGATCGAACCATACCAGAGCAGTGGGGTATCTCACTGTCTCCAACTCTAGTTACTGCTGGCATAATTCACGTGTAGTAGTTTTGAACGAAGGATCGAACGGCTTCGTAGTCGTTCATGACTTCCTGCGTTAGAGTTTGAGAAAGGGTGTCCGGCATTCCAAATGTTTCATACGTAACAGTGACCGTGTACTCCTTCATGACAGACAATCGAGAGTCTTGATTCAGACTGAAGAAATCCTTCTCTGGAGGCAGGTCGTCTACACTGTCTACGGTGGTTGGTGTCTCCAGTAGATCGCTAGAGCCTTTCTCGACAAACGTGAACTGGTCAAGAAATTGATTCGTGTTTTTACCTGAAACAGTGGACGAGGTTACACCATTCGTTATAACCACGTTGGAGTCAGGTATCACCTCTGTGATTTCTACAGAGGTGATTACCTCCAGGTCTAGAGTAGGTTCCGTCAAGTAAGCAGATACAGTGAACTCTGCAAAATCAACGTTCCGTATGGAAACTGGGAGACTCAGGTCTCCTGTGGGGTTAGACGAGATTTGAAGAGCTACGGGCACTTGAACACCTCTTCAGTATTTCTTGGAGTTTGTCACCCATGGTGGCGATTTCCCGATGGGCTTCATCAGAATGAGGACCATGAGGTGTTTCTGGGCAGAACTTCACCACCTCATCGATCTCAGCTGGTATCTTTGACCAATGATCGTATGTGGTGAGTTCTCCACCTACGATAACGATGAACTCCCCTCTACCAAGTTTTGGGAGTTCTTGGTTACCCGTTAAGGCAACAGGCTTGGTTTCCATGATTTCTTTCGTTGGGTTGTAGTCAGCCAGAGAGAGACCTCGTAGACGTTCATCATTCAGATGCAGTCTCTTACCGTTTATGAGAACGTCTTTAGCAGACTCGAAGATAACAGAACCTGCAGTGAAAAGCTGTAGCGTTCCGTCTTCATAGAAACGGAAACGAAACATCATTTCACCGTTGGGTCCTAGAAATTCAGAGTCTCTGTAAGAGAGTTCTTTTGAAGAGCCCTTGTGTAATCTGGGTGGAGGGAAAATCTGCCGTATCAAGTAGTTGCGGACTTTCTCCGCGATACGGCTCTTCACCTTATGTAGTAGGCTTACCACGCCAGAGTCCCTTCCTGGTATGCTTTCACGCGGGACTCGAAGAAGTTGGACTCATCCCCATTGATGCGTGAAAAGTCCTCTACCCAGGAACAAGGATCTTTTACCCCAGGGAAGATTTCTGACATGCCAATTCGTTCTGCCCGAGAGTTTGCCAGATGTTTGATGTGGCCTTCCATGATGGAGTCGGTCAACCCGAGAACACCGTCAGCGATGATGTACTTACCCCAGGCGATTTCCAACTCAGTGGATACCCTGAAGAGCTCACGAGCGTCAACCCAGAACTGCTCGTCATAGACATGAGGGTTTTCTTGCACCATGGTCTGGTGCATTCGAATGAAGAAGTTCAGATGGCATACTTCATCCCGTTGAATCAAACGGATATTGTCTGCTGAAGACAGCATCTTACCCCGACGAGCAAGGGTGTAAAAGGCCAAGAAGTTTGAGTAGAAGTACACACCTTCCAGAATGATGTTTGAGATGATGGCCAGGCCAAATGACCGAGCTGATCCGTCTTGCTTAAGAATTTCTGATTGAGCAAGAATCTTGTCGTTCTTCTCCTTCAGGACTTCATCTCTCATGAAGAGGGTGTAGATTTCCATTGGGTTCACGGCGAAAGACTCTGCCATGATGGAGTACGCGTCAACGTGCAAGGCCTCTTCGTAAGCCTGACGAGTAAGCACCATGCGGACTTCCGGAGAAGTCACGTGAACAGAGATATTGTCCGTCAGATTGTGCAACTGAATACCGTCGAGATTGGACAGGAAAGCCAGGCACTTCTCAAACATGCGTCTTTCAGAGTCCGTGAGATCATCGCGGAAACACTTCTTGTCTCGCTCAAAGTTGATCTCTTCCTTGTTCCAATTGTTGGCTCGCATCTGATCCCAGAAGTCTCGTGCCCAGGTATGCTTCATGGGGCTGATGGCCATCAGCTTGGTTGGTTCCCCACCAAACAGACGGCGGGAGTTGACCATCTCTTGATAATCGATATTTTGCATGATATTACAAACAGGTGCGGGGCCGATGAAGGCCCCTTTGGTTGGAAGAAATTACTGGCAGGATTCGCAGTCAGGATTGTCGATAGAACACATGACTGGTTCTGCGTTCTTTGCCTCCTCTTCGATCTTATTGCGAGCGTCGATTCGACGCGTGACGTCATCCATCTCGTCTACTTCACGACGCAGATAGTAAGTCGTTTTACAACCTAGCCTCCAAGCCAGTCGGTAGTACTCGTCCAGATCACGGCCACGAGTTGTAGCTTTCATAAACTGATTCAGAGACTGAGCCTGATCGATCCACTTCTGACGGACAGCCGCTGCTTTGATGAGGTAGACAGGGTCCACGTCAAAGGCTTCAGTTGTCTTACCGTGATAGAGGGCAGAGCTGATCACGGCAAACGTACCGGAGAGATTCGTCTTTGTGTATACCAGCTTGAACGGAGGCTCTATACACGGAACAGTGTGAGTGATGTTCGAGATGGTAGCTGTGGGTGCTATCGCCATGCAGTTGGAGTTGCGCATACCTTCGGAACACATATCGCGCAGGTAGTTCCAATCCAACAACAGTTTGCGATCGGTCAGTTCGCGGGCCTCGTGATTGCACGAATCGATAGGAAGGATACCTTCACTCCACGTGGAACCCTCAAAGGTCGGGTAGTTCCCTCTCTCTTTCGCGAGCAAGGCGGATGCCTCAATAGCGTAGAAAGACCAGGCCTCGGTGAACTCGTCATGAAACTCCAGGCATTCCTGAGAGTTCCAGCTGATACCCAGCTTGGCCATGGCGTCTGACATGCCCATCATTCCAAGACCGACAGGACGATGCCGTTGGTTGGATACAGCAGCTCGGCTCGAAGGGTAAAAGTTGACGTCTACCACGTTGTCCAACATGCGCATCATCGTATGAACGGTCTTGCGCAGTTTGGTGTAATCGATTCGAGGGCCTCCGCCATTCAGTACGTGATTCACCACGTTCACAGAAGCGAGATTGCAGACGGCAGTTTCTTCGTCGTTGGTATTGAGCGTGATCTCAGTGCACAGATTTGAGGACCCTACAAACCCAACATGGGCTTGGGGATTTCGAATGTTGATTTCGTCTTTGAAGGTAATCCATGGATGACCTGTCTCCCAGATCATGGTGAGAATCTTCCTCCAAACTGTCATGGCTGGTTCTTGATGAACGAACTCGCCTTGTTGTTCGAGTTTGGTGTATCGCTTCTCGAACTGTTCTCCGAACATCGAATGCAACTCAGGGTATTTTGCGGGGGAGAAGAAACTCCACACACCGTCTTGCTCAACACGCTTCATGAACAGATCAGGAATCCAACTCACTGGGAATATGTCGTGAGTTCGTGAGCGGTCATCTCCGGAGTTCTTCTTCAGCTCAGTGAACTTCATGAAGTCAGGATGCCAGACCTCAAGGTATGGCGCGAAGGAACCAAGACGCTTGCCTCCTTGGTCAACGGCTACAGCGGTGTCGTTGTAGACTTTGAGGAACGGTATGATGCCATTGCTCTTTCCATTGGTGCCTCGGATAGGATCGCCAGCACCACGGACACGAGTCCAGTCGGTACCAATGCCTCCGGACCATTTCGACAGAGCAGCACATTCTGACACCACACCAAAGATGGAGGCATAAGGATGTGCACCTTCTTCTGCCAGAAGGGTGTCTGGAACGGTGTTCAGGAAGCAGGAAGACATCTGCGGTCGAAGAGTTCCGCTGTTGAACAGAGTAGGGGTGGAAGACATCCCATCAAAGCTGGATAGGACCTCATAGAACTCCAAGGTCATAGAAGTGATGCTTGGGTCACTCAGGTCTTGATCGGGGTTCACCACCTTTTCACGTAGTGCCAGGCCCATAGCCACCCGCATGAAGAAATGCTGAGGTAATTCCATGATTCGAGGCTTCTTGGAACCCGAATCTCGATTGTTCACACGCAGCAGATAGCGATCAACCACGGTCTGCAAACCGAGATAGTCGAATTGTCGGTCACGTTCAAACTTCAGACCGGAGTCAAGAGCTTCCACGTCAAATTCGCTCAGACGAGGGTCCAGCTGGCCTTCGTCAATAGCGAGTTCGATGTAATTACGAAGATGTGGATACAAGCAGTAGCTGCCGGCGACTTCCTTCAGAACTTTCTGCAGCAGCAGGCGTGCAGCGACGAAGGTGTAGTCGGGGTTTTTCAGTGAGATCAGTTCACCAGCAGAAATGATCTGAGCATCATGAATGTCGCTGGTGGTGATACCATCGAAGAACTTGGTGTGCATATTCACCTCAAGTTCGGACTGAGAGACATCAAGACCCTCGCAAGCAAATGCTGACAGACGCTGAATCTTTGAGAGGTCAAATTTTTCTTTTCTTCCGTCTCGTTTCGTTACGAACATAAAGGCAATCCTTAGTTTTGAAGGGTTTCAAGGGGGCTCAAACAGAGCTATTCAAAGTGGGAATCGGTCAAAGACCTTCAACTTTGTAGGGTCTTTGACCGATGCTTAAAGCGGAAGAAAGTCACGCTTCCGTCAGTGGTATCTTGTACAGATTACACTGTTTGGTTATCCAGGAAGCTGACCCTAGGAGATACAGCTCACCCGATTCATCGGACAGATGGTAGTGATTGTGGAAGTTTGGTGAACTGCACCGGACTAGCTTGGCACCTGACGCACGGAGCTTTCGGATAGTGCCTGGTTCGTAGAAGTCTGTGGTATGGTGTGGGCTAATCACATTGGAACTTCCTGATAGGGTTTGGCTTCTTCTGTCGAATAGACGCTTTGGCTTCTGCACGTTCACGAGCTCGTCGTTGTGTACGAGTTTCGTACGGACCACGTTCCGGTTGAACCAGACCATTGGTGACCTCTGGGGTCTGGTAGCTGCCTTCGAGAGTTTGGCGGCTGCCGCTTTTCAACTTGTCGACGAAAGTCTGAGAGTCTAGAGCATCAGCAGTCAGGCGGTTGATCATTTCCATAAGTATCTCCTTGAGAAGTGAGTTGGGGTACTTGGTCCGCAGCCTTGTAAACGGCCAAAGAAAACCTCGATTTATGAACGCAGGCTATTTCCAGTTCTCGAATGGTAGACTTCAGTAGACCGGGAGGTTCTCCAAAGTAGCTGTCGTTATAAGACATGCTTGGTATGTACTGAGCTATCTTTCCCACCAGTGTTTTCAGATGCTCGAGGTTTGGATGCTCCTTGGAGAGCTCAGTCAAACCGTCTGACTCCCGTGATTCGGCTGCTAACTTTGGTGACAGTCTGATAGAACGAACAGCATTCGGAATTCCAGGCAGTGGTTTACATAGTTCCTCGTTCACGGAGTCCCACTCCTGAATTCCAGTGTTCATCTTGCCTACACCGACAGAATAGAAGTTATGATGGTTTTCAGCCAGCAGAGTCTCTATGGGTTTGGTCATCAAGGCAATGTACAGCAGAGGCACCTCATGCACGGTTATATTGTTCACCGTATCAAACACAGTGGCAGTTGTTGGAATTTCTTCACCGTCTCGCTGGACGATTGCAACCCAATGGCCACCATGCAACTTGTGGTAAGGGTTGCTGTCACTTGGCGCGTTGATGAACGCTTTGAACACGTAAGGTCGAGTCTTACTCGAAAAGAGGATAGAGTTGCGATGAACTTGTTGATCGTCTATCATTTCAATTACCTTCAATCCAATCAGCAAATGAGTCTATCATGCTGATAAGAATGCTGAAGACTGCGACCAGAGACCAACCAACCGCTACTGTGAGCAGGAGTAGCAAGAATGTGGTGGCAACGATCATCACAGAAATTGTTAGGCTCAGATCAACTCCTATGAAATCTGGACTCAACCAAAGTCCCACGCTGCAGATAAAGGACACGATCAGCATGAATACACGATTGCACGCAAGTTGATACGTGTCGTGATAGTAGTTGGTGGGGTTGGCGCGATAGTCGTTGTTCCGACGAATAAAGCTGCGCAGTCGGTAGACGTCTATGTCTTTGTTACTCATTTTGCTCATGATAAATCCGTGATGTTGGAGTTGGTGAACGTGTAGTTTGGTAAGTATATCAGTCGTAGACTACAAACCAGTCTGTCGCAAAGGTGTCCTCAGTGTTGGCAACCCACCCCATGGTTATGATTCCAACGTTCATGAGAGACATGTAAGGAGATACTTTGGCAGTGCCTCCATTGTCTCGTGCGTAGCTGCGATGATGAGGAGACCACAGGTTGTTTTCTTGCACTGTGCGTGTTTCTTCTGAACCCATAGAAACCCACATGTTAGGTTCCTTCCAATACTCTCTGGAAACTCTTTTGCCAAACTTCATCATGGTGAGAGCTTGGCTATAGTTGAGGCCGCAGTCTTTGGCTGGGACAAGACCCTCCAGGTCTCTCATACGAGAGTATGACTGCTCAAGTTGAGTTTTTACGCGATCTTCTAAGAAGGCCAGGTTGTTAGCCGTCATCACCTGTACAGACTCAATCAGAAGGCTTGATCTCGAGTCCTTTACGCCGCTGTCCACACTTCTTTTCAAGTGGTTAAGAGTCCAGGTAATTTCTGGAGAGAGTTCAGCCTCCAAGAGTTCTTCTGTTAATGCCCTCCACCGATCGAGTTCTTCAAGTTCTTTCTTGAAAAAGATACGAGCTGGAAGGCTGGGTTTCTTTGACTCAGAAGTCATGGTGGTCCTTTGAAGTTGGTTGAACACTTTGAACAAGGTGAGATATTTCACCCGCAACATATGGAGTTCACAGTGAAGTTCGCTCTTAAATTTAAGGCACTGATGCCTATCTTGGTAGTTTACACCGAAGAAATCCCCACAGGGTTTGGTGGTATGAGCTACGGACCAGTCGTTCTCTTGAGGCCAAAGTACCTGAACGATGAAGGTCTGCACGCTCATGAGCTGACCCATTCCACTCACTGGTATCTGGGTGCTGTGTTGGGTATGCTGGCAGCTGTCCTGACTCTCAACGCGCTTTTCATTCTGGCGGGCATAGCTATCTACCCGATACTGTACGAGATGTCAGACAGCTTTAGAAAGCACGTTGAGGCTCAGTGCTACAGAGAACAATTTGCCAAGTATCCACCGGATCGCAATGTTTTCTGGGCAGTGTCTGCCTTGGCAACTAAATACGATTTGAATCTGACTATTCAAGAAGCCAGCGACTTGCTCATGGTGGATATGAACGGTAACTACCGACCAAGGTGAGGTTATGGGTGGGGTGTTGTGTATTTCACCTCACCCTTCTTGGTTAAGACAGAACTTCTATAGATAAGGAAGTCAGGCGCTCGAAATCCCAACCAAGACGCTTACTCAGGAATCCTGATACTTCGGACCTGAGAATGCTGAAACTGAACTGGTTGTACTTGTCTTTAGCAGAGAATCTCAGTGTCTGCTCATTCTTAGTACCATCCAGTGTGTAGTGGACTTTTACCAAGACGTTTGAGATGTCAGCAACAGGGACTGAGGTCATAATCGCGGGGGTCATAATTTCGTTAGTCATAGTAAGGTACTTTTGGTGGTTGATTGGCGATGGGGGATTCAGAGGACGGCAATACTTCAATGGTCATACTGGATATGTCAGACAACATAGACCAGCCCAGCTTATGACCTATGTGATTCTTCGCTTTTTCTATCATGTAGGCAAACTTACGATCTTCTTCGTAAGAAAAAGTAGTGACTAACTCGTTAGTCTTGCCATAAAGAGTGTAGGTTATTCTGCACTGGGTTGTTGGATGGGACACGGTTTGCATCTCCTTATAGTTCGGAGCTTACTCTTCGATGCATTTGTTGCTGTCTGACAACTTTACGTCTTGGTCTTCTGCTTCTTCGGCGTCAAGAACCTCAATACGTATTACGGCGCCTTTCACTTCGCCAATAGCAACACTGGACGAGGAAAACATTCCTTTTACGTCATCCAGTAGTCCAGTGATGATGTTCTCAAGTTTTGTATGATCTATATTCATAATGTCTCTTTCCGTGATTTGGATAAAGTGTAAGCACCTGCTATAAGAGGTGAGGGTGGGATAGTTCAGTTAGGGAACATCTTCCAGATCGCCGGAGGCAATCCATGAAGGAGCTGTATCTGGGTAGTCATAGTCGGCGGGATACCAGATTGTTTCCCCGACATACAGAGAGTGGTCGCCTTCCGTTATGATGGAACCACTTACAAATCTGTAGACCTTCCCATCAATCTCTTCTGCATTTGGTTTTACACCACCAAATTCAGTTTTATCCCGTCGTATACGTACTCGCATCAGCTTAACCTCATTTTGAGGTCCCGAGGATAAGCGTACGAACCCTACAGGTTGATCCACTGCTGTGACTGGAATTTTCCCCTCCGCATCCTGGTAATATCCCGGGAAAGGCTCTGAGGACGATTCTGTGTGTGGGGAGGTTTCAGTGTGACCTGGTCTTACACGCAGCGTTGGCTTGTTGTCAGGTGTGTGTTGATACATGATTTACTCCAGTTAGTGAGAGCTCTATTCTCACGCTTAAAGTTTGCTCTTGCGGGACTTCCTTGCGGACAGTTCTAGCTTACGATTTTCACGTCTCTGCTTCTTGTTGCCCCGAGTGGACACAGCACTAGTGGGTTTGAAGTAATCCTCGCCGAGGGCGACTCGGACGTCCCGGCCGGGAGGACCTTCCGCTATCTGAGCGTATGAGTCAATGACGGTTAGCAACTCCTTGGTGTTTATCCTCGTGTTGTCGTCTACAACCCGTATCCTGGTGGACGTCGAACTCAAGGTCTCGGTTAAACGGGAAGATAATTCCCCACGAGAACGCTCGGCGGCAAACGTAGAAGAATTGGGGGAAGTCCGAAGAAACGGTTTTGCCAACCGAATAGTCTCGTATTGAATAGCCTCGTATTCTAGACGATCAGTATCTCCGCCCGAGAGGCCGTTTAGAGCCTTGTATTCTTCTATCAGGGAAGCTTCGTGGGTAGAGACCCAACCGCAGTAAGGACAGACAAACTGCCGACCGTTAAAGATCGTGCGAGGCATACGAGGGCAGTTTTCTCCGCCACAGTAGGGTGTGTAGCCAGGTACCTTACGGAGATTGTCGGTCACGACAGACATTTCAGAGCTTTCATGACCTTTTCAGGTCTCAGATTCAGGTAAGAGGTCATCAACTTTGCAGCAGTAAAGTAGGCCCCCATGCGCATGTCTCTTGAGTACAAGAACACAGTTTCCATGCTCAGGAACTCCTTCCAGAACCAGGCGCGGTTCCACTTCTTCTGGATTCGTAGGTGGTACTTATTGCTCTGGTTGCTGCGCTTGTTGTGGGCTTTAGGAACACCACCGAGCAACGTACCTTTTACGAACACCAGGTCGTTCAAGGTAACCTTTCCGCATCTACGCGGACTGTGTAGGATGAATTCTTTCATGTTGAAGTTTTCCGATTGAGTTTCTGTATTCAATGGGTGTAGCCTCTAAGACAGTACGGCTAGGAAGCTATTAGTCTAACTTGGTTGGAGGGGAGTCTCTTACTGATGTCTGAATACCAATCTATATCGGTCTGTGTGGAGTCCCTGGAAACTGCGTCTTCTACATTTTCGTCAAGTCTATCGCATTGACGTTTCAGTAGGGTACTAAAAGGAGGGATAATTATGTAGACTATGACGTTGGCCGGAATTGGGGCAAAGTCTCCAAGAACAGCCCCGTAGTCTCCTGAGTCCTTACCCTCGTAGTTAAAGTGAACCTCAACTACTGTAGTCTTGTCAGAATTTGCCGACTTCTGCAAGTCTGCCCAACTGTGTTTGTCTGATAAGTCAAGACCTTTCTGATATTC